CTGTACCACCTACAGTCAGGATTGCCTCTCCGAGCTGTTCAACACTTGTATTGGATTTAGATGCTGTTTGCGCCATTTGGTCAACCAGCGTATTGGTTTCGTCAAAGCTCAACCCAAGTGCTGATTGAGAGTCAGTCACCATATCGGATGCTCTTGCCAAGTCCATGGTTCCTGCCGCCGCCAAATTAAGGACATTTGGTAGCATATCCATGGACTGCTGTGCATCATATCCAGCGAGAGCCATGTAATTCAATGCATCTGCGGCTTGGGATGCGGAAAATGCCGTGTTTTGCCCCATGAATTGAGCGTAATCACGCAAATTCCCCTCGAAGTTTCCAAATGTGGTCTCTACTGACCCCACCGTGCTCTCCAATTCTGTCATGGACAGTCCGAGAGTAGCTGCTACCTGAGACATAGAGGTGTCGAAAGTAGCTCCTGCCTTTACAGAGGATGCCGCAAAGCCTGTCATGGCTGTGGTAGCTGCTCCAATAGCCGCTGCGCCGACCTTGGCTATAGTGCCAAACCCGGATTTGAGCGCACCACCGAAAGAGGACATTTTACCGCTTGCCGACGATAAGCCATTATCGAACTCACTTGTATCCATTCCCAGTTTTGCAAGTAGTGTTAATACGTCCATCTATTCACCCAGTGCTTTCAGCTTTGTGAAAATCCTTGTCTTTATCTCTTCCGCTTCTTCTTTTGCCTTTTCAATGGCAGTCGCTTCGTCTTCTTCGTCTTCTTGGGGTTTTTCTATATCTACATACCGTGGCAGAGTGAGATTTCCACCGTGTGCGGTACTGTACATTTCCGTTATCAGCTTAAGTACATCCGTGATATACGTCTTGTACGCTTTCTCCTTGTATCTTGTACGCATCGAGGCTATGCAGTGGTCAATCACATAGCCCCGTCCGTACAATTGGAGAAGGTCGAAACGAATATCTTCTAAACATTCAAACCAAACGTCCGAGCCAGCTTCACCAACGATGTAAAAAAATCGAGCACGTCCTTATCCCCCAGCATTTCAGAAAATGCACCGAGATAGTATGTTACCTTACGGCTATCATCGTCAGGCTCCACAAAGCAGCAGAGCCTTATGATCTTAAGGGTTTCTTCGGGATGCTCTTCAAGCATGGCATCGAACATGGCATCAAGGTTTTCTTTTACCTGTTTTGCCCTTATGTCAGCATTCTTCTTCTTGATAAGTTCTGCCTGCGCTTTATCGGTTCCCTCGGGGATTGGCTCATACTGCGGTAAGCGTTTTCTTATATTCGCTATGTCCGTAGCGGTAAGCCATTCCTCGACAGCATGACGAATCTTATTTGTCTGCTTTAAGAACTCGATATCAGTGCAGTTTGCAAGTGTTTTGATCTCCATAGTTTTCTCCTGTTCGTATATGGGGTTTATACTCCGCTTTCAGCCGTAGCTGTGATTACCACATCACCTGTTACATTCGCAATGGATACCTTGCTTGTGGTAGCACTCCATGCGGTAGTAGTGATATCAACACCGTCCATGGTGACGGATACGGTGCCTACGGTGTAGTCAGTGTCAGGTGTGAGCGTGACATCAAGCTCCGCTCCTGCCGCTACTGTAGTCTCGGAGAAGTCGGATGTGATATGCTCGCCAAGTGTCTGCGTTACGCTGAACTCATCCGCTGCCGGGTCGATCGAGTAAAATACCATGGGTACTTCGCTCTGTGCGTTGATTGACACGTGGCCTGTGATCTCCAATGTCACCTGTCCCTTTGCGTTCTTGCCTGTCTGAAGCGAAAAGCCGCCTGTGGAAAGAGCGTTCTTAAGCTGTATCGCTACGCATCCGCCGTTAGCCTTATCACCTACCCACCAAAGATCTGTGAAGTCTGTCATTTTGATTGTCTGTCTAGGAACGACCTTTGACTCGCCTACGATATCAGCCACACCAAGTGCAAGTTTTATAAGGTCTGCTGATGTGCCAAGTCCCGTGGTCGCTATCTTACAATCCCAGCCATCAAGATGCTTGAACTCCATCATATTAAGAGGCACGTTATCAACGTCCTCACCGAAATCACTGAATGTGGGTACACAGGTAGGATTGACACCGCCTGTGGTGGCACATATGATATCCTCGTCTGCCGGAGCAGCCGGGTTTTCCGGATCAAAGTTCTTCAGAAGCACTCCTGCGTCCATCTGGAGCGCATCAAATGTGTTTTTAGGAATTACCGTAAATTTTCCCATTTCTCATACCTCCATCATAAATTCAAATGTTACATTCAAGACTTTCCGTCTTATCTTGTCGTTGTCGGGGTCTCCCATATTCTGTGCAAATGTGGTATCTCCCACGTATACCCTGTATCTGCCTCCGTCCATCTTCGGACATCCCATCTTGCGTATATAGCGTTCTATCTCGTCCACTATTGGGTCTATCCTTGACCATGAGCTGGTATTGTCCCACACTGATGCCGTGATATATACAGGCTCGTCAAAGCCACTTGCCGCCGCTTCATATGTGATATATGGGAAGGTCACGTCCCGTAGATCAGGCACACTATTTGCTTCGTATGCTGGTACTCCGAATTGTGACCAGAAATTGTATTGAGCCTCCCACCTATCCATTAAGCGTGTACTCCTCTGCTGTTACTTGCCGCATATTGAGCACTGCCGATGCAGGTGTGGCTTTATCGTCACCGTCTGAAGTACACCTAAAGACTTTGCCGTCCCTTTCCCGTCTCAATACGTCGTGATACTGAAGAAGCACACTCTTGGCGGTAGTTATCGTATAGAGGGCTTTTACCCCCTGTGCCTCGGCTACCCTTGCCTGCATAGACGTATCAAGCACTATGGCTGCTTTTATCTCTGCTCCGTCTTCCCACGTGGTGATCACTCCGCCTCTGCCATCCGGCTGGGTCTTCTTGTCAATGATGGTGCAATCTTCCATTGCTTCAAGTAAGAGACTCATATCTTCTTGTACCTCGCAAGTCTTGACCCAAAAGCTGAAGCCCATGCAGGACCCGACAATGCGCTTTCTGCGTTTCCACCGCTGGATTTGCTGTACGAATAGCCACCGAATGACTCCGAGTTGTACGGACTATTTGCGGTACTATCCACACCGCCGTACTTCTCCATCCATTCATTGATCTCACCTGTTATGGCTATCACATCCGTAGGAACTCTCATAAGCCATATAGCCCCGTCAAATTCCTCGTCAGCAAGCTCATCCGTACCGTATTTATACACACCGTCTGACAAAATAGAGCCGATTATACGGAAATACTGACCGTCTGCTATCTCAATCATGGTATTCTCGCAAAATAAGACTCCGGCAGATATACGGATATTTCCGTAATGCCGTTCATCCTTGCGTGAAAACCAATTCTTAAGATAATTGCAAATTTCAGTCAGCATCCTTCTTTGTCCTCTTGCGTGTGGTGGCCTTTCTCTTCTTGGGCTTTTCTTCCTCGACAGGCTCTACAGGCTTTTCTTCAACAGGCTCCGCTTCGACGGGTTCCGCCGCTATGACGGGTCTGCCTCTCCTGTTTGCCGCACCCATTAACTCCATGAGCCTTGCGGTACTTACTTCCTTACCAGCACGGGGAAACGTGTCCCCGGCATGGTAACGGAAGTTGTTGTCCTGTAAGTCTATAAAATCCTCTATTGCCTTATACATAGGCTTATACTCCACCTACGGGAAGGATTGATGATGAGGGGATCACTACAGTACGTGTGTAGTAGGTCTTCGCACTATCAACCTCGGTATCCGTGGTTCTAAAGTAGTTATTGCTTGCATCCTTCTCGTAGAAGAGCTGTGCGGCAGGATTGCCAACAGGTGATGTCACTGCGGTAAACTGCTCGACTCCGACATCCACGATAGCTATGCCGTCAAGGTACTCTGCCCACAGCTTCATGCCCATGAGTGCCCATGCCTCACCGACTGCGTGTGAGTAGTTACCTTCTACGTGGAATCCGATAAGGTTTGTCTCGCCCTCTACGGTGTAGTCAAGACCGAGCTTTGCGAAGTCTGAATCGCCGGGATCAACATAGTACAGGTCGATATTCTCAACAGGCAGAGCTACTACCCTTCCTCTCGGTATGTCCGGCTCGGACAGAAGGAAGAGTGTGCTGTATCCCATGAAGTCCTTGATATAGGTAAGACCGAATGCGGTCTGGATCGTAATGTCTGCCGCTCCGAGATAGCTGTATACGTCGTTTACGTTGACGAATCCTACGATGTCGGTCACGGTCTTACGCATCTTGTTGAATTTGTCTATTACATTCCCCTTTGCCTTTGCCAAAGCCATCTTCCATGTAAGCTCTGCGCTGGTAAGTGATCCTGTGTTAAGGAATGAATAGAATGATGCGAGCACCCCGAGCTGAAGCTGATTAAGAAACTCATCATCTGTCTTCTGTACTGCTATCTCTGCGCCGTACTTGTTGACCGACTCGATAGACACTGCCTTTGCATACTTCTTGATCTCTACGTCTGAGTATGCGGTCTCTACGACTGATGCGAGGCTATAGGGTATCTCTTCACCCTCTGCCACATCACCACTCTGAAGATTGACGCTTGCAGAGTACGCTACCAGCTTTGTACCCGGCTGCTTCTTGATAGGACGCATGATGCCCATGATCTGACGCAGAGCGTCCCAGTTTTTAGTAAAGCGTGAGACAAAATCGACTTCTCTTACAGTAACGTCGATATTTGCCATCTTGGTGAGATTGTCTTTTACTGCCATTTTCTTATTCCTCCTGTGTTAAATATTCCCGGAGGGCTTTCTGCCTCTCCGTAGTGTCCTTTATCTTCATGATCTCTTCCTTGGTCATGCCTGTGCCGCCGTTATGAGCTGGCGGAGTTTCGGTTTTGGCTCCGCTGACCGTGGTAGTGCTGACAAGCTCCGACCATTCTTCCTTGACTGCTTTCATACGCTCCTTTGCGTCCACGACCTTGCCCTTATCGTCAAGCTCAATCTCGTCAAAGTTTGTGTACTTAAGCACCTTGGCTATGGCTTTGTCTGAAGTAATGCCTGCATCCTTTACGATTTCCGTGTAAGCTGCTGATTTTGCCGCTTTGGTTCTCTCTGCCTCCACGTCTGCCTTGTAGTCCTCAAACTCCTGCTTCAACTTGTCGTAGTCTCTGCCATCGGCTGTAGCATCCTTTAATGTCTGCAATTCCTTCTGCACGTCAGGCAACTTCTCTGCGTCTGATTTGTAGGTCGACACCTTTTCTTTCAGTTCGCTTATCTCATCCCTTAATGCGCTTATGGAATCTGTGTGTCCGTCGATGATCTTGCTCACAGCATCGGACATATGCTCACTGTCTACTCCTGCCGTTGACAAAATCTCCCTAACCTGTGCTTTAGTCAGAGCCATTTTTGAATCCTCCTTTTTCTCGTTGACGGTTTCTGTCTTTCGGATTGTTTGTGTGGGCGGTTTCTGCCCCGAGAAAATAGAAAAAGCCCATGCTTGAAGATGCTCTCCAAACAGGGCTTGTTTATTCGAGTAAGATAAGGTTTGGCTTATCAGTCGATGATCGGTCGGTGTCCTCGCAGATATTCTATTTTCAGCCTAATTGTACACCTTATTAGGAGATAATGCAAGAATTTATGCATTTTTGTGGGGTTTTGCAAGATATGTTGCAAAAAATAAAGGGTGAGGAGTGATCCTTACCCTTTCAAGTATGTCTCAAATATGGATTTGTACTCTGATACGTGATCTTCTGCGGCAGGCTTGATAAACGGCTGTGCTTTCATACGCTGCGTTCCCATTTCGACGTATGGAGCGTATTCAACATTGGTGCCGATAGCCTCTGTGTTTTTTTCGATCTGCTGATGTGTAATGCTATTTCTGAGCCGTCCTGTGTCTACCGGGCAGAGTTCCTTTGCATATCCCTCTGCCTGTAAGCCGACAGCCTCTAATGCTCTCTCTATGGCTTCGTCCGTAGCTTTTTTTACCAGGTCGGTATTGTCTACTATGCTTACGCTGGTAATATTCATGATATGCTCTCCTTATCATACATGCCTATATTTATCAATTTCCGCCTTACGCATGGCATTTCCGACCTTTTCGCCGTGCATTATATCC